ATGGTTCAGAAGGTATCAAGGCTTTAATCCAGCAATTAATAACCTGGAAGCCAGATACCAAAGGCAAGACAGACTGCGTAATGGCATTGTGGTTCTGTGAACTACGTGCGCGCGAAGTAATAGGCACAACAAGAATGAGCCAGAGCCATATCCCAAACAAGTGGGCTACGGCAAAACAACAAAGCAATCGTTACGTTGTTAATCTCAACGATTACGAACTTGCTCAATACGAATAATAGGAGAAAGAAATGGCAGCAAAGTCAGCAGATTCAGCGCGCGCTAAGAACACAGCCTCAGTTGCACGCAAGTCTTCAGTAGCAAAGTCAAGAGCAGCAGATGCATCAGCACGCGCATCAATGCCAAAGATGACAAAGAACGTTGTATCACAGGCTACAATCAACAAGATTAAGTCAGATGGTATGACAGCAGCACTCGCAAAGGTTGGCGCTGGTAAGGCATCAGCAACATACACAGAGGGTGTAAAGCGTATGTACGGTGCTAAGCGTATCGTTACAGCAAAGAACAAGGCTGCAAACGCAGCAAAGTCAGGCCGCTCAAACTCACCATACGGTTTTGGTGGAATGGGTACACCTAGCAAGCGCAGCAGTGGCGGACGTTCTTCGTCATCAATGTAATTTTTTTAACCAATCGATAGGATAACAATGGCAGACATTAAACTCATCGCACGTCGCGTAGAGGCTATGAAGCATCGTGCTTTTGAGCGCGATAGTCAAATGGCTAACGTGCTTGCTGTGCGTCAAGGAAAGATGGTCGAGATATTTCCCGACATGTTTCCTGAGGGCATGTCTCATGCTATGGTTGCAAACTTCGTTGATGTTGCAGCACGCGACTTAGCAGAAGTATTAGCACCACTGCCATCTATTAACTGTTCTACTACAAATGTAACATCAGACCGCGCACGCGCGTTTGCTGACAAGCGTAGTATGATTGCTAATAACTATATTTATCATTCACGTTTACAGACGCAGATGTATCCAGGTTCTGACCAGTACTTCTCATATGGATTTTTACCAATCCATGTGGAAGCAGATTGGGATAACAGCCTGCCTCGTATTCGCGTAGAAGACCCTACTGGTGTCTACTACGAACGTGACCGTTTTGGCCGTTTAGTTGCATATGCTAAGCGTTACAATAAGACAATGGCTGAACTTGTCAATGAGTTCCCTGAGTTTGACCGTGCAATCCTTGGTCAGTATGGCTATGACCAGAATCTAAATCAAGAGATTGAAGTTATCCGCTACATGGATAAAGAATCAATTATCTTGTATGTTCCTTCACGCAAAGATTTAATTCTTAGTTCTGCTAGAAACCCTATGGGCAGAATGACTGTTGTCGTCGCTGAGCGTCCATCTATTGATGGAAAGCCTCGCGGACAATTTGATGATGTAATTTTCGTACAACTTGCTCGTGCTCGTTTTGCAAACCTTGCTATGGAAGCGGCTGAAAAGTCCATCCAGGCTCCACTCGTAGTACCTGATGATGTTCTGGATATGCCTATGGGCCCAGATGCAATCATTCGTACTAACCAACCTAATGGTGTTGGGCGTGTTCGTTTGGACATTCCCGCGGCTACTTTCCAGGAGCAATCAGCCCTCCAATCTGAATTGCGTTTAGGTGCTCGATATCCTGAAGGTAGAACTGGAAACATCGACGCTAGTGTTATCACTGGCCAAGGTGTCCAGGCATTACTTGGCGCTTTTGACTCTCAGATTAAGGCTGGTCAAACAGTTCTTGCTGAGGTGTTAGAAGATGTTGTCAAGTTATGTTTTGAAATGGATGAAGTCCTTTTCAATAAAGAAAAGAACGTCAGAGGCGTAGCGCAAGGAACACCGTACGAGTTAAAGTACATGCCAAGCAAGGACATTAAGGGCGATACTTCGGTAGAAGTCCGATATGGCTTGATGGCTGGATTAGACCCTTCACGTGCCCTGATTTTCTCTCTTCAAGCATTAGGTGCTGATTTAGTATCTAAAGACTTCATTCGCCGTGAGTTACCATGGAGCGTTAACGTTACTATGGAAGAACAACGTATTGAGATTGAAAAGATGCGCGAAAACCTTACTGCATCAATTACTGCGAGCGCACAAGCGATTCCAGCAATGGTTGCACAGGGTCAAGACCCAACTAAGTTAATCCAAAATATTGCCGATGTCATTGAACGTCGTCGTAAAGGGGAGAGCATAGAGTCTGCTGCGTTGGCAGTGTTTAAGGTGGAAACACCTGAACAGCCTCCACAGACAGAGATGGCTCCGCCAGGCACACAAGGCCCAGTTGAGCAAGCGCCCCCGTCCCCAGCGGCTCCTGGACAACCTTCTGGCGGAGCCCCTCAACAACAGGGAGCACCAGCAGATTTAGCAACAATGTTAGCAGGACTAGGATAAGGAACTCAAATGGCTACAAGAAAGAAGAAAGTAGTTGACGATAACTACTCGAAACTAGACCAGTACGCTATTGAGTTACATGAATTTTATAAGTCATTGCGTAAAGCAGGATTTTCAGTTGAAATCTCATTAGGGGTTTTGGGAATGAAAGAAATCCATCCTGAATGGATGGTAACAGCACCAACTTTAGATGAAGTAAGAAAACACTTAGAAGAGGACGAAGACTAATGGCTATTAATGAAAAAGTCTCAGGTGTGGGAGCAAATGCTTCTCGTACCGATAAAAACCTCTCTGAGCGCGTAGCACGCGTACAGCGCGAAGCAAAGATGCAAAATGCATCTGGCGGTGGCTATGGTCAGCGTGCTGAGTTAGAATCAATTGCTGGTGGCGCACCTACTAATGTACCTACACCAAGTATGCCAGAACCATCACCTGTATCTCAGATTCCTACAGTCAATGCATTTGAACCAGGCTCAGGTCGTCAAGGTATTCCTCTTTCAGATGGCGCAGAATTTGGTCCTGGTCGTGGTACAGAAGCACAACCATTTCCTGTAAACGCACCAAATCCTGATTCTATCTTCGTTCGCGCTATGGCTGCAGCAAACCCAGAGTCACGTCAACTTATGATGATGGTTGAGGCGTACAACGAGATGGAAGCCATTTAATGGCTTTAACTCCAGCGCAACGTTTAATGCAGGTTCAGATGGGGTCATTGACTCCTCAGACCTATGCAAATTTTAACTCCATTACTAACAAGTATCCTGGTATGAGCAAGGACCTTGTTATGTCTATGGTACGCCAAGGATTAGATGCAAATACTCCTGGGCTAGATAAAATTACAACAATAGACGGAATCGCTGCGCTCAAAGCAGATGCTTTTAATGTAGATAAATTAAAAAAGAAAGTTACTCCTGACCGTGGAATCCTAGGTGCAGTGCAGAATGCTTTTGATAATGTAATCTACGACCCATTCAAGGGCACTACACGTTTACTTTTTGCTGCACTTCGTTCTCCTTATGATGCGACTACGGCTATTGCACGTAGCACGACTGCATTATTTCGTGGAGAAGAGGGTGCTGCGGGACAATTATTAAAAGATGTTGCTGGTAACTTCCTTGGCGAAAGCACACAACTAGGACAAATAGTTCAACGAGCAGCCAAAGGTGGAGTTTCTCTTACAGGTGGACTTGCTGGACAGGGTGAAGGTTTCTTTATCACACCTGAAAGCGAAGTTGGCAAAGCACAGGCTGCCGCTATGGGTAAGTACGGAAGAATTAATGGTAAGTCATTTACTATTGGTCGCGGTATTTTTAATGGCGTAGGTATGAATCCAAACAGTAACGCCTATCGCGTATCATCTGGTATTGTAGATGCGGTTCTTAACGTTTCATTAGACCCATCAATCTGGTTTGGACCTGGTGCTGTAGGCAAGATTCTAAGCCAAGGCAAAACAGTAACTACGCTTTCTAAAGAATTATCACAAGTCAACAAGGCTGGCTTTGATAACATGGCTAAAGAAGCCATTGATGAACTAGAAAAAACTGGTCAGATTCTAAGAGACAAGCAATCAAAAAAGATTTCAAGTCCTTACAAGCGTTTTGCTTCTAAATACAAAAAAGCAGAACAAGAAATTATTGCAAGAGAAACAGAAATTACCAATATGCAAATTGGTACATTTAAGAAACTTCTCAATACATCTAAAGATATCTATGCTTGGGAAGGTGTAGACGCAGCAGCCGATGCTGTACTGTCTCCTGCTGCTCTTGCTAAGTTTATTGTAGAAAATCCTACAGTACAGACTGGTGAATTGACCAAGGCTATTGGACTTCTCAGCGCTGACATGAAAAACACTGCTGGATTTTTTGATGGCTACCTCATAATGGACGAAGTTCCACGTGCAAACGCAATTTCAATTGGTGTTCACAACGCAGATGAGTTTGCTGTAACACTAAAAGGTGATAAGGAACTTAATCTCCTTGACATGGCAGATACATTTGTCAATGCTAGCGAGGAAATACGCATAGCAGAGAATCTGCGCCGTTCTAAGTTTGCAGACGACTTAGATAAAATTGCAAAAAGTAAAAAAGATGAGGCTGAATTTCGCATTCTTACAGATTTATCTTCTAGAATACGTGAAGATGCTTCTAACCTTGATGGTTTTGTTGGTTCATTGTTTTCAATGGGTGATGAATTAGTAGCAGCAACACCTATGGGCAAACTTATTGCAGATGTTATTGAGTATAAAAATCCTAAAGTTATGGACCAAATTTCTAGTTTAATACGACAAATTTGGAAAGTAGACGGCTTTACAAACATTCGCTCTATCTATGGCGAGACTGGTGGAGTTGTAGTAACTAATACAAAGCGTCTTGCTGCTAAGCAAGCAGAGTTTGGTAATGCTGCTGCAGAAATTCTAGACCCAACTAACCTTGGTCCTAACATTCTTAAACTTCTTGATTCAGTTAAGAATTCAAAGGACGAGATTGCTCGTTTAGAAAACGAAATCAATACTCTATCTAACAAGACATTAGACTTAAAGGATAAAGAAGACTGGTTTAACGCACTGCGTATGCAAGCGGATAATGACCCAGAGATGCTCAAGGAACTTATCCAAGACCCATCAAACGCAGGTATCAAAGACCTTCTTAAACTTGAACTTGAGATTACAGAGAACAATGTATTTAGAGAGTCAATCCTTGCTCAAATTGGTGTAACAGATAACTTTATGGGTGAGGTTCTAGATACCCCTAACGCTGAGAAGGCACTTAAGTTTATCCTTGGACGTCAATTCCAGCCTATTGCTGATTTGATTGCAAAGGAAACTAATCCTGTACGCCTTCGTCGCTTGTTTGGTCGCAAGTTAGATGACAACATGGTTACAGAACTTGCTGCTGCAACTAACTCTGATGAAGTCTTTAAGGTATTCCTAAACCAATTTGTACCTGGTGGAGACCCTATAGCAATCAAGCAGGCACTAACTGCTGGCGTAAAGATTGCTACTAACCCTGTGGCTCGTATGGTTCCTGGTGTCAATCTTGATGCTATCCGCTATGCAGAGAACATTAACAGAGCATTTGGACGATTCTACATTCGTTCTACAGCACTTAATCTTAATGACCTAACAGCACTTAACAATGGTGTTGAGGACTGGATGACATCTCTAGGCATCAAGCGTATTGTGGGCAAAAAGGCACAAGAAGAGATTGTTGAAAAGACACAGTTAGCAATATTTAAGGCTACCACAAACGCAGAACGTGCTAAGGCAGTTGCTAGTGGTATCGGTAGATTGATGGACGAAGTAGGCACTAGCCTAAAACTTACAGATACTGAAATCAAAGAACTTAAAGAAGTTACTAGAATTGCTGGAAACGAAGAAGCATTTATCAAGTCTTACTCCCTAGAAAACGCTATTAACAATAACGGTGGCGCAGTCATCCATACACCTAATGGTGATATTAGACTGCCTGGTGGAATCCTTGAAGGTCAGTTGGTACACGATGTTATTAACCTTCCAGATAGCCGTATGATTAATGAATCAGTAATTAAGTACAAGACTAATGTTCCTTTGTATGGCAAAGCAAAGTCTGGTAGAATTCTATTAGAAGAAGCAAACGACTTATGGCGTACAGCGCAGTTAGTTGGTCGTGCATCTTACATTTTCCGTAACATTGCAGAAATGCAAATGCGTCAGTTCTTCTCTGGTCATAACAGTCTATTTAATAATCCTCTTGGATTTATTGCAATGGTAATGTCAGATGCAGAGGGAAACAAGTTCCGTCAAATGCTTGCAAAGGGTTCTAAGTACAACGTTAATGCACTTGATGATTACTTTAAGACTACAGATGCAGAAGTTGAATTATCGAAATCAATTATTGCTCGTCGTGGACTAATGCGTGGTACATCTGTTGGTGACTACGGTGCGCCTGGACGTCAGGCTAGCATCTTTAAGGCATATCAAACTGTCTCAGTAGACCATCCTGATTTCCTTAAAGCACTTGGTTGGACTATGAACAACTTCTCATCAGATAAGTTCATGCCTGATGTAATCAGAATTCTTGAAACAGGAAACCCTCAATCGCAGATTGACTATGTAGATAATCTTATTGCTACATTTGACGAGCCAGGAAACAAGTTAAGAGAGTTTGCATCAGCAATCTACGATAACAACGAAGGTATGCGCGAGATTCTTCTTAGAAATCCCGGCCTAGAAACTGGTCCTGGTCTTGTAAAAGATAACCTCAATAAAGAGAACATCCTCATTTGGCTATTCGATGAAGGACAGCCTAGCAGTTATGCAGGTCAGGTCAATCTTCTTGCTGGTCAAGGTGCTCAGCGAAACACAGTATTAAGTCTTATCCGTGATGGTGAAGCATTAATCACTACAGAAGGTGGCAAGGTTGTTAAACTTCAGACACCTTATCGCCAAGAAGGACTAACGACAGAACAGGTTCTTGCTGCTGAAAAAGAATACCTTACACGTGTTGAAAGCCTATTTAAGCGTGAACAACTAACTGGTTCTGTTGCAACCAACATGATTGAAAAGACAACTGTCACAGGTGCAACAAAGCAAGGTCAAAAGTTTGTAGACTGGTTCTTTAACCTAGCAGCACGTGGTGAAAGCAAGATGAACTTTGGTCCAGAGTTTGATGCTGCGTACTGGGATTACATTGCTGGCTATGCAGACTTCTTGGATACAAAAGAATTAATTCAGTTGCGTAATACTGCGAATAAAGTATTTGCTCCTCGTGGTGGAAAAAAGATTATTGGTCGTGTTCCACCTGGACTCCGTGTTATTAACAAGACTCTTAAAGACCGTCTAAAGCAGACAGACTATGTGCATGTTGGTGGTACAACACTTAAGACACTTGATGGTATTGCTGCAGACCAGGCTTCTAACTATGTTAAGAACTTGTTCTATGATGCTGCAAAGCAGAAGCAATGGGCTAATGCTTATCGTATTGTAGCACCGTTTGCTCAAGCACACTATAACACGCTTGGCAAGTGGAGCCAACTAACTGTTTCTAACCCAGTACCTATCTACAAGTTTGCTAAAGCGTTTGACGCTGCTACTAAAGAAGGTTCAAACGTTATCTATGATGTGTCAGGAATGACATATGACGATAACCAGGGTTTCCTTTACAAGGATGAGCAGACTCAACAACTACGCTTTAAGATGCCACTTGTTGGTAGCGTGCTAGGTGCTTTGGTTGCACGGAATATTAATGCAAAAGATGCACTACAGATTACAACACCTGTAGAATCACTTAACCTTGCATTTGGTTCTGTTAACCCAGTTATCCCTGGTATTGGACCTGCATTGGTAGCAGGATACCAACTTAGTGGAAGAGCAAGTGCTTTTGGTCCAGTAGATGACATTGTTAGAGATATCCTAACTCCGTTTGGTCAGCCTAATAACTTTGGTGAAATCATATTCCCAGCATGGTTCAAGAAAACAACTAATGCTACTATGGGAAGCGATGCAACCACACTACGTGGAGTTAAAGACTGGGCATCCTACTTAGCGTCAACTGGTGAGTATGGAGATAACCCTCTTGCTAGTGACCAAGAACGAATCAGATTATTTAATGATGCAACTCGCATCTCACGTTGGAATGGAATCTTTGGTGGTTTGCTACAGTCTATTAGCCCATCAGTTCCTATTCAGGAAATTCTAGTAAGTATCAAGAACCCTGAAAACAAGCAGAACTTCATGACAATGACTATGCTTTACAACCAACTAAAGACTTTAAGAGATAGATACCCTGGAGACCAGGGAAGAGCAATCTCAGAGTTTGCTTCACAGTTTGGTGCACGTAACCTTCTTGTTGCAGTAAGCGGAACTACACCTGGTTCATCAGGTATGGAAGATGCTTGGACATTCTTAAACAATAATCCAGGTGCTAACCAAAAGTATGCTCGTCCTAACGAGGATGTAATTCCTTTCTTCTTCCCAGGTGGAGAGTACTCACAGAAGTACTACAACTGGCAGGTTAAGAGCGGTGCTCGTCGTAAACTATCTACTGCTGAGATTATGCAAGAATCAGAAGGTATGGTTTATGCAATGCTCAAGAGCCAGATTGCAGAAAAGCAGATTGCTGGCTTCTATACAGGTGATTGGTACGTAGAACAGATTGCTATGCTAGACAAGCAATTTGGTGGTGCTCGTCCAATAGATACGCTTGTTACAGGTATCTCAGATGCTCGTATTGCAATTGTTGAAAAGGCTTTGCAAGACCCTATCATGCAGTCATCACCAGTATACAAGCAAATATCTGAGTTCTACCCACTGTTTAAGAAATTCAAAGATTCACTTAATGAGATAAAGGTTAGCAACTATGCAGAACTTTCATCTAAGGGTGGGCTTCCAACATTAATGCGCGATGAACTTGTTGCATTAGGAGAAAGATTAATGACAGAAAACCCTGACTTTATCCGTATGTATTACGGAGTATTTGCTGGCATATTAAAGGAGAGTAAGTAATGGCTGATGTTAGAGTACCTTATGCTCCGTCACAGGGCGGCTTTGCAGCCAAACCAACAAGTGGTACTAGAGTACCGTTTGCCCCATCTCAGGGAGGTTTTACAAGCAAGCCAACTGCATTTGCTCAAATGTCAAACGTTCAGGGTACTGGTAATCTTAATGCTCCTAATATCTGGGCTGACCCAGAGAACCTATTTTACAAGTTTGCATTTGCAACAGAACCCTTAGCAAAGGCTCAGGCTTATCAGAATCTTAACCGTGCTCTAAACGCAACAGCATCTGACAAGCCTGGCTTTAAGAATCAATTTGATTACATTGCAGATTTGCTAGTTAAGACTGGACTAACTAAGAATTCACTAGGCTTTGCTAGTGCCTTGGATAAGGTAGTTACTGCCTCTGTCGGTACTAACACTGACCCATTTACTTTCCTTGAGACCTATCAAAAGAGTCTTGGTGGCGCAGGTACAAAAGTTAAGCAACCAGATACTACTACACGCTATGCCAAGCAAATCCAAACTGCTATGCAGTTCAAGGACCTTGGCGATGCTCGTCAGTATTACAATGATGCTTACTTTACAGCATTTGGTAAAAACCCATCTGCTGACCTAGATAAGAAGTTTCAAGATGCTTGGAATAAGCAAGTCAGAGACCAGGAAAAGCCTACAACTACTAAGACAACTACAGAATTTGCTCCTGTCTACGACAAGAAAAGCAAGGCGGTTATTGACCCTAAGACTAAAAAGCAAAAGGTTGATAAGTTTGGCAATCTAGTTTACTCTAAGATTGCGCTAGACCAGTCAGGTCAAAAGCGTTATACAAGCGTAGTTACTGGTACCACAACATCTGCTGGAGAAGGCTTTACACCAGAAGAGCAGAAGCAATTTCTTGCTGACTTCTTAGTGGCTAACAACCCTAACACTGAGTGGAGCGTTGACGACCTAGGTGGTTCTGCCAAGTCTCTTTACGACACTATTGCATCATTCCACAAGGCTAACTACAGCAAGGTTCCAGACCTTCCTAGCCTATCTACTTTGATTAACAATGTGCTTTCTAGTACAGATGAAAAGGTTGCTACAGAGTATATTACTCAGTATCAGAATACAGTTCGTAAGCAAACTGCTAATAAGTTTATGAGCCTCTCAGAAGAGATTAAGGCTGGAGAAGACGCTGACAAATATGTCAAGCCACTCCTTGAGGTATTCACTACCGCTCTTGAAAAGAACTTTACACAGGATGACCCATTCGTAATCCAAGCACTTAACTTCAAAGATGATAAGGGTGTATATCGTATGCCTAACGCACTTGAACTTAATCAAATGATTATGAATCATCCTGACTATGGCAAGACAGCCAAGGCAGTTAACGAGGCTGTTGACTTAACTCAGAATCTAAGAAGCAAGTTAGGACGCGGATAATGGCCGATGCATCATCAGCATTACGAAAGTTACAAACTGGTCAGCCATTAACAGATGCTGAAAAGAAATTACTTGGTATCTCTGTAACTACTTCTACACCTGCGGCATCTACAACTCCTGCACCTAAGCCAGTAACTCCTCTTCAAGGTCTAAAGAATGACTCAGCAGCAACGGCAACACCAGCACCAGTTGTAGATGAGCAAACAAAGGCTGCTGGTGCACGTTCATCTGTAGGACTTCCACCTGTAACACCAGCACCAGTGGTAGACCCAACTAAAACAGCATATGAAGATTTAACTGCAGCACAACGTGCTGCTATGAGCAGTTCTGAAAAGAAAGATTATATTAAGGCTGCTCGTACTACTTCTATGGCAGCGGATGCAACAGCGCGTGCAGCAGCCGACCCTACAACAGACTTTTCAAATCGTCCTGATGCACCTCCAGCAGATAGTAATTACATTTATTACTACTCTTGGATTGGTGGAGTAAACAGTGGTTCTTGGAAACTTTACCGTGCTCCTAACACAGAAGAGAATCAAGTAGCATATGGTTCTCGTGCTATTGGTGGAGCAACTCAAGCAACAGGAACTACAGCAGTTGGTGCAAATGCATTAAAGAATCAACCTAATCCTATCTACGGTCCTGACGGTACTATTACTGGTTGGGATGTAAAAGGCTCTGGCACAGGTGGTGGTGGAACTGGCGGAGGCGGCGGCACAGGCGGCGGAGGCGGAACTGGTGGTGGTGGTACAGGTGGCGGCGGTGCTGGCGGTACTGGAGGAGCAGGTGGAAATACCACTGGCGCACCAACAACTAACATTGATGTCTTAAAGGCAGCACTTCGTGGCATGGGATTCTCATCAACTATCGTTGAAGCATCTACATCATTCCTTAATGGACTTATCAGAGATGGTCTTGATTACGATAACGCCACAGAAATTTTCTTGAATAGCAAAGAGTACACACTTAAGAATGGCTCAAAGATTACCTCTCCATTCTACACAGAGTATGGCTACCTCAACGAGGGACTAACTGTGCCTAAGACAGCCAACGAACTGTTTAACACAGTTGAAGGTTTTAAGGGTGTAGCAGAGAAATACAAGTTGAGTTCTAAGTATCTTACACAGGATGCACTTAAGGCATACATTAAGAATGATGTCACAGTTGCAGACCTTGCAGAGCGTGCTGGAACTGCTCAACTACGAGCACTCGAAGCAGACCCATTCCAGGTTAATGCTCTTATCAAGCAAGGTTTCATTTCATCTGCAGCAGACCTAGCAGACTTCTATCTAGACCCTAAAATTGGTAAAGAGCAGTTAGAACTGAATCGTCAGACTGGTGTATTTACAGCAGAAGCACTTCGTCGTGCTAAGTCTGGTATCTCAACATCAGCGTCTCAACTATCAGGATTTAAGCAACTAACAGCAACTCTTTCTGCTAAGGGTTATTCAGAAGCACAGATTGCACAACTTGCTGGTCAAGGCTTTGAAAATATTTCTGAAACACTAATGCCTACAACCCAACTTGCTCAGATTTATGAGAAGGCTGGTGGCACTGTTGAGTCTAACGCTGCACTTACAGAGAATATTCAGAGCAGTCTTCTACAAGAAGAGTTTATGGGTATGGCATCAGAGCGTCGCAAGAGATTATCTGAGCAAAATGTTCGTGCCTTCCAAGGCTCAGCAGGTACCACAACAGGTTCCCTACGTCAAGCAAACGTACTAGGAATCCTATAAAGAATCCCCACCTGGACCCATCGGCCCCAGGGGGCGTATTAGACCGATAGTACAAGCCAATGCAGATACCCCATCTGAAATTGAGGTGTGCGATAACTACTAAAAGGGAGACTCGCTATGAGCGAAAACCGCGACAACTACTGGGCAGATGACGAAGACGAAGAAGAAACAACCACACCTGTGTTTGAATCAGATTCGGACCTTGTTAAGCGACTACGTAAGCAACTAAAGGCTGAACAGCGCAAGACTAAGGAACTTGAGGCATCATATGGTGAACTCACCAAAGCCCAAAAAGAGCGGATTCTAAAGGATGTACTTACATCCAAGGGTGTCAATCATAAGATTGCACAATTCATTCCAAATGATATCGAAGCATCTGAGGATGCTATCAACGCTTGGTTAGATGCAAATGGTGATGTCTTCGGATACACACCAGCACCTAAGCAAGCAGTTAACGAAAATGATATCGCTGCTATACAGAGAATGGATTCTGTGCTAACTAATGCTGAGACACCTGCTTCTTCTAACGATTTACAAAATCGTCTTGCTAACGCAACAACAGAAGAAGAGATTCTATCCATTCTCAGCGGTCAGTAAAAACCGCACACTAACCAGAAAGGGGATATCGCCAAATGGCTGATGTCTTTTCAACTACAACCTCTGGGTTAGGTTCCAATCTTGTAACTATGGCGTATGACAAGTTGATTGAACTCAACTTGCGTTCAACACCACAGTTCCGCGCAATCGCGGACAAGAAGGTCGGAAACCCAACTCACGACGGTTCTTCAATCCGTTTCCAGTTCCACAACGATATTGCTGACACCTCAATTGCAGGTGCAACACTCGATGAGACTGTAGACCCAGATGCAGTAGCACTACCAGCAACTACAACACTAGATGTCGCACAGACAGAACTAGGTCGCGTAGTACTTCCAACACGCAAGTTGTCACTTATGACTCTTGCTGACGTTGACCCATGGATTGCAAACGCAGTTGCGTTCAACATGGCAACTACACTAGATAACGGTATTGCCGCTATCCTAGATGCAGGAACAAACGTTATCCGTGAATCTGGTGGAGCACTTTCAACAACTGCTGCTAAGTCAACAATTGACACAACAGACACATTCAAGGGACGCGACGTACGTTACGCTGTAACAAAGTTGCGTGCTTCAAACGTTGTACCTCGTGGCGGAATGTATGTTTCATACATCCACCCAGAGGTTTCACACGACCTACGCACAGAGACAGGTAACAACATCTGGCGTACACCACATGAGTACCAGAACGCTGGTCCACTACTTGCTGGTGAACTAGGCGCATGGGAAGGTGTCCGTTTCATCGAGACACCACGCATGACAAACACAGTTTCAGGTAAGGCACTAACAGCACTTGCTACTGCTCCTGCAGTAAGCGGTGCATCAGGTGCATTCACAATCGTCGTTGCAAACGGCGCATTCGGTGGACTCGCTGAGGTTGGCGATGCTATCTCTGGAACTAACGTAGGTTCAGGTGCTTTGATTACAGCAATCTCAGTTGGTACAACAAACACAACACTTACAGTGTCTGTTGCTAACTCAGGAACTGTTGGAACAAACACACTTACAGTTACTCCAAAGGCACGTGTTTACAACACTTA